TCTCGGCACTCCGTCTGTCGGAATACGCCCCCTTCTACGCCAACTCAAACCGTAACTGACAGACGGAGAGCCCCAAATCATGGCCACTCAGTCCATTCTGTCGACTACGCTGCAGCTCCTTCGGGACAAGCTGGTCGACAACTCCTACCTCGCTCATCCTCTCTTCCGCGCCGTCGAGGAGCACGGGAACCTCATCAAGGTCTCCGGCGGTCTCCGCGTCGAGCAGCCGGTGATCTTCGGCGATCACTCCTCGATCACCGAGCTGACGAACGGCTTCGAGCCCGTCAGCATGGCCGTCACCGACCCCTTCCAGAGCGCCAAGTTCGAGTACGCGAACTTCACTCAGCCGATCGTCCTGTCGGCCGTTGAGAAGGCCGCGAACAAGGGCGACCTCGCCGTCGTGAACATCCTCGAGAGCAAGATGAAGAACGTCATGCTCTCCCTCAAGAAGGAAGTCTCGAAGCAGGTCATCAAGGGCGACTCCAGCGTCCTCGGCTCCCTCGAGACCCTGAACGGCATGGGGACCAGCGCCGTTCCCGTCGACACGACCGGTTGGTTCCAGAGCGCCGCGTTCGGTAGCCAGTCCACCAACACGGTCGGCGGGCTCTCCAAGTCCACCTACCAGGCGCAGAACTGGCAGAACCAGATCTTCGACTCGTCGGGCACCCTCGCGCTGAACCACATCGACGAGCTGATGATCAACTGCCAGATCTACCACCCCGCGGGCACCTTCCCCGACATCCTCCTGATGTCCCCGGCGATGTACGCGACCTTCATGGGCCTCCAGCAGTCCTCGGTTCAGTACATCAGCGCCGGCGACCGCGAGACCCTCGACAAGGACATGGTGGGCATGTGGCGGGGCGCTCGGATCTACGTCGAGCCGAACCTCGGCTTCGCGAACGCGGCCGGCGACATCGTCTCCGCGTACGCGCTGAGCTCGGACATGTTCCAGCTCTACGCCGACACCGACGGCTTCTTCACTGTCTCCGACATGCTCCCGGTCCCCGGAACCGCCACCGAGGCGGCGATGGTGTTCAATCGGATGCAGTTGGTCACGGGCCATCTCGCCTCTCACGGCGTCATCATCAACGCGGAGTCCTGATCATGGCTACCTCGACTCTCATTCAGTTCCTCGCGTCCGGCGAGCTGGGGGACACCAGCAACCGCCGCCAGGTCGAGACCTTCCTCGCGAACGGCACGATCGCCGCTGGCGACTGGGTCCAGCTCGACACCACTGCGACCGGCGCGGACCGCTGCCTCCGCGTCATCGAGGCGACCGCCGCCTTCGCGACCGGCAACCCGCTCGTCGTGGGCGTCGCCCTCGCCGGCGCTCTGACCGGCGAGAGCGTCCGCGTCGTCGTCGCCGGCTACGCCGAGGGCGCGTCCGTCGCGAACGCCGTCGCCGCGGCCGGTACCGCGCTCGTCGTCGACAACACCCTCGCGGGTCAGGCCGTCGCGCTCGCCGCGGCCGACGTCGCGCCGGCGTGCGGCGTCGCGCTCGAGGCGGCCGCCGCCAACCGCGCCGACGTCTGGGTCCTGAAGAACTTCTGATCTTCTGGGCTACTCGCCGACCAGGTCCTGAACCTTCTGACCAGGTCGGCGGGTAGTCCTTCGAGGAGGTAAGCGTGAATCTTGGCGAGCTCGTCGCGTTCTGCGGGAACCTCCTCGACTACGACCCTGTCAACGACACCTACCGCGAGCAGCTCGTCGATCTGCTGAACGACGTTCAGGCTCGCATCCTGACGGATCGTCACTGGTCATTCGCTCAGATCGACCGTCAGGTTCAGGCGTACACCGACAAGACGATAGCGGTCGGTATGACGCTGAACAGCCCCGACGTCACCTCGGCGGGACTGTTCGACTACTCGACGAGCGTCATCAAGCCGGGCTCGTCGCTCGAGCTTGGCGAGCTCGAAGTCACCCTCGCGAGCGGCGAGGTTCAGAAGTACCGGGTCTCGTGGGTCGAGAGCGCGAGCCTCCTCCACCTTGACCGGAACTTCGAAGGGCCGACCGGCCCCTACACGGCGACGATCCGTCAACGCGACGTGTTCCTCCCGGTCGACACGGCCGCGGTAATGAACGTCGGCGACCCGACGACGGGCATCCCAACGAAGGCGATTTACCTCTCTCGATGGGAACGCGACGATACCAACCTCGACCCGTCGCTCCTCGGGACGATCGAGGCCTACCTTCCCGGCGAGGGGCTACAGGTTCCGGCGCCGCGGACCTCGACCGGCGTCGCGACCGTCGCCGGCGTCGGTCAAGGCGTGCGGACGATCAACGTCTACCAGGTCAACGTCCGCGCCCCGATCGGGCCGAGCTACGACGACTACAGGAAGGACGCCTCTCAGGGTCTGGAGAGCGCGCTCTCGAAGGTCGCGACGTACTCGCTGACAGCGCTGCAGACCCTCGAGTTCACGCCCGAGACCCTCGACGACCGGCCGGGCTTGTATCGCCGCTACTATTTCACGTGTCCCGAGGCCGGCCTCCTCGCGCCGGTTCGGATCGCCGACGCTGCATCGAGTCAGGACACGGTCTCGCCGGCCGGGGGCGTCACCCTCGCGCCGGACCTGTCGCTCGCGACCCTCCAGACGCAGGCGTTCGCCGAGCGCGCGCTCCGCTACCGTGGGGGCGGTCTCTACCGGTCCATCGAGCTCTACCCGCACCCGAGCGCGGACCAGCTCGTCAACGTGCGGACGTTGATCTCGCCGCAGCGCATGTACGAGGACCAGGACGCGCCGCTCGTCCCCTCGGCCTATGCGCAGGTCATCGCATACGCAGCGCTTGAGAGCCTGACGTTGAAGGTCGACAACCCGGCGCTCTCGGCCGTGTACGAGCGCAAGAAGGATCTCCTCTTTCGCTCGATGGAGCAGCGATACCTTGAGGCCGTCCCCCGACGCCTGATCAAGGGCATGCCGACGGCCGGCTATCGCTACATCAGGAACCCGTTCGGCCCGATGACGTTCACCCCATGAAGGGCGAGGTCTACCAGGTCGCGCTTGCCGGGGGGCTTGAGACCCGGCTACCGCAAGCGCCAGAAAGCGCCGGCCGCGCGGAGAACCTTCGCGTCGACCGGAGGACCGGAGGCTGGTCGACGCGTGTCGGCTACGAGCCCTACATGCTCGCGGCGATCGACGGGGGGTCCTGGCTTCCGTACACAAGCGCGAACCTCGCCGCGATTGACCTCGGTCCGGTCTACTCGCTGCACGTCGCGCAGATGCTCGGCGGCGGTGGACGTCAACACACGCTCTTTGAAGCCGACGGGTCGCTCTACCTCCAGTATGAAGCGGCCGGCGCTCCGAGCGGCCTCCTCGAGCTCGCGAGCGGGCGCATCGTCCCGACGCCGACGCAGGCCGCAAGCTGGTACACGGACACCCCCTATGGGACCGTCATCACGAACGGCGTCAACCGGCCGATCATCGTCAACCCGTGGCCGCTCGACGACTTCACGAACGCGGTCACCGCGGTAACGACCGACACGACGATCACGCGCCCCCTCGGCTACCTCGCGCCGCCGACGGCGATCCGACCGCACCGGACCCGGGCCGTCGAGTCGACCGCGTCCCCCCCGATCACACCCGACCCTCCCGGGGGCGACGCCACAACGATCTGGATGCCCTCTCAGGCGCGCGCAATCTCCGACGGGGGCCGCTGGGGTCTCGGTCTACAGGACAACAGCACAGGGACCGACTACGGCGCCGAGAGCAAGTTCGGATGGGCTGTCAGCTTCATCAGCTCGACGGGTTCGGAGTCGCCGGCGAGCTCGCTCGCGGTAACGACCTGGCAGATCCCCCCCGGCGTCGAGGGGTACCGTTACGCCGTTGCCCTCGACGTCCCCCTCGGTCCGGCCGGAACGGTCGCGCGGAAGCTGTACCGGACCGCGAACTTCGCCGACGACCGGCCGGCCGAGGACGACACGACCCTCTACTTCCTCGACTTCATCCGAAACAACGTCGAGACCCTCTACATCGACGCGACCAGAACGCCGGAGCTCGGCGCGCAGGCGCCGGACATCCCCATCGGGCCGCTTCCGGCGCCGCTCGCGCAGTTCTCGGCGCTGTTCCAGGGTTGCCTCTGGCTTGACGGGGGCCGCAACGACGGCCGGACCCTGTATTACTCGAACCCGGGCTTGATTGAGCAGTTCAGAACGGACTCGTTCATCGAGCTGTCGAGTCAGGGCGGAAACATCACCGGGCTCTTCGCGAATTACAACTCGTTGCTCGTCTTCCGCGAGCGCTCGATTGACGTCGTCACCGGCGACTTCGCGGCGGGCTTCAGCGTCGCGACCCTGGCTTTCGGTGTCACTTGTCAGGCTCCGCACTCCATCGCCAGCGTTCCCGGGCTCGGCGTGGTCTTTTTGGCGCTTGATGGGGTCTACGCGATCACCGGAGGACAGACCGGAGGCGCGATCAATGACCTGATCAAGCTGACGAGCGCTCAAGACGAGGTCATCG